AACCTTTTGAAGGTTATTATGATGACCCAGTATATGATGTCACCGATAACTTTGGTGCCTACGATGCTGACGGGAATCCAATGGGAGATGGTATCTTAGATAATCCTGGTGATGTAAGTTTCTACAAAAGGACTAGAACAGGACAAAAAGATAATTATAGTTTAGGTCTAGGGTTCTCTATGACGTGGAGCACACCTACAGATAAGAAACTACAAGACCTTTGTAAAGAAGCAGCAAGTTCTAACATCGCAATGATGAAACAACTGACTGCTAATAAAAGATTGGACTTTGAGATTGCTCGTCTTAAAAATTGTGGTGAGTTAAAGTTAAAAGGAATCCAATTCCATCCTAAGTCACCATACTATTCTGTATGTGCTGATGTCTTAGTAAACAACCCACCAGGACATAAGCATCCACATGTACATGCTATCCCTTCTTCTTCTTCCGAGGGAAGACAGACCGCAATACCCGTACTGCCTCATTCATCTGACGCTGCTCTGCTCGGCGCTCCCCTGCAGACAAAATAGGAGGTTTCTTACCACGTAAGGTAGAAATCTTTTTCATAACTTTCTTAACCGCTGGTTTGACTGCTTTCAATAGTATGTCTGCCAGCGGTTTTGCTATGAGTGCTGATGATGTAGCGATGACAGCAATACCACCTACCTGCATTACTTGACCACCACTAGGTAGACCAGCAAGTATTTGTGTAGGTAGAGGAACTGGTTCTGTTATCTGAACACACGTCTTATCAATAAGTTTATAACCAACAACTTCCTTTCTAAATCCTTCTACTAATGTTCCTACAGGTTCCTGTGCTTGCTGTACCTTAGTAGGACATTCTATCTTGGCAGTAGGTGGTGGAGGTGGTTTTGGTGTATCTGTTTTTGTTTCTGGTGGTGTAGGTTTATCTGGTGTTCTGTTATCCACCTGAGGTGGACCAGTCATAATCATCTGGTTTGGTTCATAAGAAATAGGATTAAAATTGGGAACGCCAGAATCGCAAATTGTAACCACACCATTAGGATCATCCGTTCGTAATTGATTATTTTTAGCAGTATTAGTTTCTGTTGCCTCAACACATCCTGGTATATCAACCACAGGCACACCAATGTTTACAACTACTGGAGCTGCTAGTGGTAGTGATGTTGAAGTGTTATTAAAGTCATAGGTGGGGATAGTATTAATTTGAATATCATTAATACGAATATCCCCGCCTGTAATGATGGGTATCTCAGGCATCAGTCCTCAAATAATTTAAAAAATCCTGTCCAGATAGAATGGAAGAATACATACAAGAAAAATGTTTCAGTTGCATCTTTCTTTGCTTGTTTCTTATAGGTCGATTGTGCCATAATTTGTATCATAACTATACCTATTTAACAGGTCTCAGTCAATTCTCAGATTAGCAGTCATTAAATACTGACCCAACTGTAGAACCTAGTGATGATCCTGCTTTCTGTCCTAGAAGCAATGCCCATCCACCTGCTAACCATCCCACATAGGGGACGCTAGCAAGGGCAGGAACAGCAACACCAGCAGCAATAGCACTACCTGCCATTGCACCTTGACTTCGTGCTCCAGCGTCCGCCACTAAACACTCTGCTTGTTTGGCAGTCAACTTTCCCTCGTCATCTGTTGCACCCCCTAGGTTACGAGTACCTTCACGGGTGAACTGATCACGACGATACTCATTTCTAATTTCAGATCCACCACCAAAGAATCCTCTGCGTTCCTTGTCAACATCCAGAGACCTTTCCGATTCTAAAATCTTAGGATCGTCAGCACGGAATTCAATTTCATAACCATCCTTGCCTGCCTTAATCCTATAAGAAGAGTAAGGACCACGGGGGATATTAATTGTAGGAACTTGAGGAAGTTTTGGTTCTTCTGGTCTATTAATTACATAACCAAGTAAACCTAGATGTGCGAAAGCAAATGCAGATCCTAAAGCAAGGGCAATCACTTTGACTGGTGACTTGCTCGGTACATGCTCGGTAACTTGCTCGGTCTCTTTTGGTTTACTCATGATTAAAATGGCATAGTGGGAGTAGGCACAGCAGGACCAGTCATCTCAGGGACTACTGGAATAGCAGCATCTACCATTCCTGGTAATGCTTCTGTAATTGCTTCAGTGATAGCAGCAGTTACTCTCTCCCTTGATTGCTCAATTAATGTATCCTTTTGAACGTAAAGATAAGCACCACCCCCTAAGACAGATAAAGAAACTAGACCAGATAACAACGCGACACCGTTAATCAATTTTTGCATCTTTCTTCTCCAGTGTAGGTGCTTGTTTGACTTCTTCATCATCCTTCTTTTTCTTAGAAGGCATGACTCCAAAAGTTGCTAACGTCCCAGTAAAGACGCTGGCGATAAAAGTTGGGTCGATGTTTTTTTGAGGAACCCCAGGAACAGTTACATAATTAAGAGTCAGAATTGCTGCTGACCATCCAAGTATAATAACTCGGACAAGAGTTGATACACCCTCATCCGCCCACTCAAATTTGTTTTCCTTTTTGGATTCCTTTTTAACCTGAATATCTTCAGACATTAAAAAAGGAGCATGGCTCCTTTATTTATAATTATACTACCACAGGAGTGGTTTTCTTTTTACCGATATTGTATTTTGATTCCAATACCCATTCACCTTTCTCTTTATACGACAACACTTTAATTTGATTAAGTGGTGCAATATCAAGAATCTCATCACCTTTAACGATTGTGATTAAACCCCAATCAGAAAGAAGTTGTGAAATTCTATTACGACGTTGTACATCATTTAAGGTAAGGTTTGCTGTCTTGCCATCAAGAGCAAACAATTCTTTAAAGTGTACAATGTAATACTTACCCTGCTTGTGCAGAATATGACAGGATTGATATAACTTCTTTTCCTTTCTTGATGCAACACCAATTCTAGAAAGAGTTTCCCTTACCTTAAGAAAGTCATCTGGTTGGGAAAGTTTTACCTCTACCATACTTTCACGTGTCCATTGCACTTCGGCAACTTGAGACATTATGCTTTTCCTCCACGATTTAATTTCAATTTAATAAACTCAATTTGTTTTGTATTTAGTATCTTTAGAGTTGCCTGTGCTTTCTCGGTACTATAGTTATAGTATTCCTTGATACACTCAAGATCATCTAGTTTTACTTTCTTATCCCAGGGCGAGAAACGCTTTCTCTTCCTAACGATATTTATATAAAAATCGTATTGTAGTTTACTAGGGAGTTGCGAGTTAAGATTCATCTCATTCGCAAGTAGCACAGTATCATAATGATGTGACAAACATTTAGTGATAACCCAAGACGGGTATTCTTTTTCCCATCCTGGATCATCACCGTCCATCAAATTATTTTTGGTCTCATTAATCGTCTTTAAGTAGTCCGTCAAGGGATGGTTGTACTTGCTCATAATTAGTTAAAAGAAGTTCTTTACGTTTCTTTTGATCACGTGTGTAGGTGGTTGTAGATCTCATTGTGTATGTAAGATCCCATTCCTGAGCAGTCCACCCAGGAAATCTTTCTTTGACAAACAGGTCAGAGTTGTAAGTAATCATACAGGTTTGCTCAGAATTATTGCATAGACCAGCAAACAATTCATGATCAAAACTTTTATGCATTGATCCTTTTTTACCATAAAGATTATCCTTAATATCATAAGGAGGATCTAGAAAGACAAATGCATCATCGTTATAAAGAAGATCTGAATAATCTCTATTGGTGATAGTCCAATATTGAATAAGTTCAGAAATGTATGGAAGTTTATCAATACCTCTGAAGGTAAAGTTTTGTTGTGATGCCTGCCTACTAAAAGAAGATGACTCAGACAATCCACTAAAGGAACATTTGTTTACAATATAGAAATTAAATCCAATACTATATTCATCAGTCCCTACTAGTGCATTCTTTGAATTATTGAATGCCTCTCTATGGGTTTCATAACTCTCACCAAGTTCTGTTTTCAGTTCTCGGAGATCATGAGTAAGACGTTCACCATGTAACTGCAGAGACCGCCAGAAGCAGTACAGAGGGTAATACAGATCATTGACCCATACCTCTGTCCTAGGACGTGTCTGGGTCACGTGAAGTGCCATAGAACCACCACCAAGGAATGGTTCACAGTACTTATCGAATTGTGGGAGATGCTTGTCTAGGAAGTTGACTGCTCTAGATTTACCTCCAGGATACCTCAAGGGTGTTTTGAGTTTCATAGAAAAAGTTTAGCGGGTTCAATAGTAGCATGGTGATTGTGATAAAGCAAGTCCCTAATCTCACCCTTCATACTTGCCCATGATCGTTCGGCACGTACAGATGGATTACCAATCCAAACAATGTCATGATGTGACCATTGGAAGTAACCGTGATAATCTGACTTCAGAGCATCCTTTACAGTAGCAACTACTTTAATTTTACTTTTAGGAATCACCAAAATCTTTCTTTGTTTATAGTCACCCAAAACATAATGGTCTGCAAGAACTACCTTTGGTGGGTTCTTAGAATCTGGATGAGCATTCTTAATAGTAAATTTTGGTTTCTTTGACTCTAGATTAACTTTTTTACACTCAAACGTAGTGTTGTCAATAGCAAGAAGATCATATCCATTCTTTCCAGGATCTCTAGAAAGAAGATACTTCGATGCCCATTGGATAATCTCTTCTAGTGCTCTACCATTGTCAAAGTTATCTTCTGATGATTCGTTTTTAAAATCGCTGTGAGAAGACATCCAGTAATCTGCATGACTATAATCAAATGTCTTGAATAGTTTTTTAATGTTAATTGTCATTTGAATTGGCACTCCACCATCATTTCAGTTAAAGCGGCAAGTAGATTAATTTCCTGATCTGCAACAAAGGCAGATTGGTATTGATACTTACCAATGATCAATACCGCTTGAGGAATAGTTTGAGGTTCAAGATACGTATAAAGATTATCGTAAATTGACCTGAAGATATGAGAAGGTTCGTTGTCTAGGTTAGACGATACCCAACTTTTAACAGTAGTAAATTTCTTTCCTTTAAGTGCTTGAGTCAGTTCTCCAAACTTGACATCAGACAACGTAGAAAGAATACCACTATCAATTACACCACTCGCTGAATAGCGTTGGCACTCGTTAAGAGTACGACGCCAGTCAGGGAAGAATTTAAGAATTAATTGGGGAAGAACCTTTGGATCATATTGTACGCCTTCTTTCTCAAGTATAAACCTGAGACGGTCGTAGAAGGTTCCTGCCAATTGTTTCTTTTCTTTTCCTGGGATGGAGAAATCGACAACTGCACATCGGGAGTGCAAGGGTTCGATGAGTTTGTTTTTGTAGTTACAGGTGAAAATAAACCTACAGTTACCATAAAATGCCTCAATGTTCGCCCGTAAGGCGAGTTGTACATCTGAGGTTGTGTTGTCAGCTTCGTCAACAATGACGACTTTGTGTGCTGATTTACCAGATAATGATAAGGTCGAGGCAAAATCTTTGACCTTATTTCGTATTGTGTCAATTGCACGTCCTTCATCGGATCCATTAATAAGAATATAATCAGCACCCAATTGTTCGCAGAGTGCTTTTGCGACAGTAGTTTTACCGATACCAGCGGTTCCATACAGTAAGAGATTAGGAATCTGTCCCTGCTTTAGGAATTCATTGAATGTATCCTTTGTGCCTTGAGGAAGAATACAC